AAATGTAATGATTGTTGGATTACTTGGATTTATAGGTTCAGGTAAAGGCACTGCTGGTGACATTCTTAAAGACCTTGGTTTCACTCCTGTGAGTTTTGCCAAAGGTGTTAAGGATGTCGCTGCTGAAATGTTTGGATGGCCAAGACACCTACTTGAGGGTGACACTGAGGCGTCCCGTATCTGGCGTGAACAACCGGATGTTTTTTGGTCCAAAGAGTTTGGTAAAGACTTTTCTCCAAGACTAGCATTGCAGTTGATGGGCACAGAAGTTGGTCGTGATATTTTTCACCAAAACTTTTGGGTCATAAAAATGAAAAAATATTTTCTTAGTAATCCAAATCAAAACTTTGTGATTACCGATGTTAGGTTCCAGAATGAAATTGATTTTGTACATAGCCATCGGGGCATACTAATTGAAATTCAAAGAGGTATTAAACCACATTGGTATAGCATTGCAGCTTCTGCAAACCGAGGAGACTATAAAGCAATTCGACACATGGAAGAAGCAGGAATACATCCTTCTGAGTGGAGTTGGATTGGCGGACAAATTGACCATGTGATTACAAATGATGGTTCGTTGGACGAATTGAAAAATAACATAATGAAATGCTTGACACGATCTTACGGATCAAGTACAATAAGTGAAATGACAGAAGGAGTATCGTAATGAAACTATCGAATGAGACCTTGACGGTCCTTAAAAACTTTGCCAATATCAATCCCGGTATTGAATTTAAATCAGGCAATAAACTGACAACCATTTCGGCAACGAAAACTGTTTTGGCCAAAGCGGGAATCAAAGATGACTTCCCACAAGATTTTTGTATCTATGACTTGAATCAGTTCCTATCCGTACAGTCTCTGTATAAAGATGGTGAAATTGAGTTTGATAATGAACATGTTATCTTTAAGTTGGGTCGAAAGAAACTTAATTATCGTAAGACAGCAAAAAGTATGATTGTAACACCACCTGATAAAGAGTTGAATCTTCCGTCAGTTGATGTTGAATTCACACTCAAAGAAGAAGAGTTGTCTTCTGTACTGAAGACTGCCAGTATTCTACAATCACCACACATCTCAATTCTTTCAGATGGTGAAAAGATTTATATCAATACCTGTGACGCAAAAGATAACTCTGCTCACATTGATTCTACACAAATTGCTGATGGCAATGGTAAGAAATTCAAGGCTTTGTTTTTGACTGAAAACTTTAAAATGATTTCAGGTACATATCAAGTGCAAATTTCATCTAAGGGACTATCTTACTTTAAGAACACTAAAGAAGACATGCAATATTGGATTGCTATCGAAGCTAAAGAATCTGACCTATCTTTTGGAGAATAATATGACAACAGTGAGTACACTATTTGGTTCTTTTGATAATGACACTTTGAAGAAACTCAAGGGTTATGTTGATGAGGCCGTTTTACACATGCGCCGGAATCAAGCCAATAATGAAGCAATCAAAGATATCATTGATGCTGCTAATGATGAGTTGAAGGTTCCAAAGAAGATTCTGAAACGCATGGCTAAGGTGCAATTCAAACAGAACTTCCAAACAGAAGTTGCTGAATACAAAGAGTTCGAAACTTTGTTTGAGAGTATGAACGGCATCAAGCCCTGACATACCTTATGTGCATTATAAGAGTGTTTAAGTCACTTAATGCACAATTTATTATATATTATGGAGAATTTGAATGTCAGAACACATCTTGTGGGTGGAGAAGTATCGTCCTAAAACCATTGAAGATTGTATTCTTCCCGATGGTATCAAGGCAACATTTCAGGAATATGTAAACCGCAAAGAGATTCCTAATCTGTTGTTGTCCGGTTCTGCCGGTGTTGGTAAGACAACAATTGCAAAAGCCCTCTGTGAAGAGGTTGGTTGTGATTATATTATGATTAACGGTTCAGATGAATCGGGTATCGATGTTCTACGGAACAAAATCAAAAACTATGCGTCCTCTATGTCCTTATCTGGCGGCCGCAAAGTTGTTATCATTGACGAAGCAGATTATCTAAATCCAAATTCAACTCAACCTGCGATGCGTGGTGCCATTGAGGAGTTTGCTTCCAACTGTTCATTCATCTTCACTTGCAATTTTAAGAACAGGATCATTGATCCCATTCATTCTCGTTGCACTGTTGTAGACTTTAAGATCAATGGTAGTAGAGCCAAGATGGCTGCACAATTCTTTAAGCGAGTTGAATGGATTCTGAAACAAGAAGGTGTGGATTATGACAAAGAGGTTGTGGCCGCTGTTATAACGAAACACTTTCCAGACAATCGCCGTATCTTAAATGAATTGCAACGGTATTCTGTGAGTGGAACAATTGACAAAGGCATCTTGGCTTCAGTTTCTGAAATTCAGATGACAGAATTGGTTAAGTCACTTAAAGGTAAAGATTTCGCATCTTGCCGTAAATGGGTTACCAATAACTTAGACAATGACACCACACGCATCTTTCGAAATGTTTATGATGCATTATATGAGCAACTGAAACCTAATTCCGTTCCACAACTGGTTCTGATTTTGGCAAAGTATCAATATCAAGCTGCTTTTGTGGCCGACCATGAAATCAACCTCATTGCATGTTTGACTGAAATTATGGTCGAATGTGAATTCAAATGAGTCCGTTTGACTATGCCGACTACATCCTCAGAAAAAAAGTACCTGAAGGTGAGTTGGATTTCAAAGATTATGCACCCTTCCTAATCAACAGGTCATTGTCCCACCACTTAGACTGTGTTCTCTATGTAAATGAGTTGAACATGTGGCCAAGTATTGACAAAGACATGCAATACCACTATCTTCTAAATAGTATCAGGCCTATGAAACGAAAGTTCGTTCCATGGCAAAAGGCCGATTCTGATAAGAATATTGAGTGTGTGAAAATCTATTATGGGTATTCTAACGCCAAAGCTAAAGAAGCTCTCCGTATTCTTACTGATGAACAAATCGCTGTTATAAAAACAAAAATAGATACAGGCGGAGTGAAGAATAATGATAGAAATTAAAGACTTGGTTGAGGTGACATTGGCAGAAAAGGATGATTTTCTTAAAGTTAGAGAAACATTAACCCGTATCGGCGTTGCATCAAAGAAAGATAAAACACTGTACCAATCTTGTCACATACTCCATAAGCGTGGACAATATTACATTGTACACTTCAAAGAGTTGTTTGCATTAGATGGTAAACCTACCGATATTAGTGAAAACGATTTGTCTCGTAGGAATGCCATTGTTAATCTATTGGAAGATTGGGGTCTATTAACCATTGTTGATAAGAAACAAACGGAGACACCAGAACCCATATTCTTATCACAGGTTAAAATCATTTCACACAAAGAGAAGTCGGAGTGGCAATTAACACCAAAATATAATATTGGTAAAAAACCACAAACTCCACAGTAAACTGTATAAATAAAAGTGTTCTTAGTCCCTCGGGATGGGAACTACCATGCCTCTGAAGGGTAGTAAAATAACCAGAGGCACCAATTTGCCCACCTTAGGGCCGTTTAGATGTTTCGGTAAAAAGCGTCCGTGTAATTACACCCTCAACACGAAAGTTTGAGCCAGTATAAGGTAAGCTGGAAATACCGTCATGCCTTCGGGGTGACAAATTTTAACTCGCTTAATAGGAGAAATTATGTTAAATAATATTAACACCGCCATCGACACGTTCCAAAGTGTCAAAAGTAAATTCGTTGAAACCTGCGTTGATAACGAAGAACTTAAAAAACCACTCAATGCGTTCATCACAGCACAGACCACTTTTGCAAAGACTGTAGCTAAATCTCACAATGACTTCTTCACTTCATTGGCTATGGCAGCATATGCCTTTGATGCGAAAAAAGCCTTTGCTAAGAAATAAGGAGAACACATATGACTACTTTTCCCTCTATAATGGATTTCCATAAATTCGATCCGTTCGCAGTAGGTTTTACTGATGTATTCAAAGACTTACAAGAAATGTCCAAGACTGTCCAAAAAGCAGTTTCTTATCCACCATATAATATCAGACAGATTAAAGAAAACAAATTTGTCATTGAGATGGCTGTGGCTGGTTTTGCAAAATCCGACATTGAAGTTACACTAGAAGGTAACAAACTGATTGTGAAAGGTCTCTCACAAGACACAGAAGCACCAGAATCCTTCATCTACAAGGGTATTGCTAACCGAAATTTCACCCGTGAATTCAAACTCAATGATAAAATTGAAATTGAAAATGCTGAAATGGCCAATGGAATGTTAAGAATCTGGTTGGAAAACATTGTCAAAGCTCAAGACGCAATCAAAAAAATTGCAGTTAAGGAGAAAGCAGACAAATGAAACCACTCTTAAAATTTCTATTGAATATTGTTGAAGGTATTCAGGAAGCTCGAGCTCTAAAGGCTGAATTGTTTGTCAAGAACCACTTCAGAGGTTCTTAAAATGTTAAATTGGTGGCCCGCCTCAGATGAGGAATGGGACCGGTTAAACTATCCGGACAAATATTTACCAACTAAGTGATAAAAGGGGCTTGACAGGCCCCTTTTTTTCATGTATAATTTATTCATTATGTCAAAAAAACAATTTAAACCATTTAACCAACTCAAAAAAGTTCGGTCTAAATTTAATCCAACGGATATTTTCTACACAGATTCTTCTTGGGAAACCAAAGAAGTTGATGGTGTGGTGTTCATCTACGTCATTAAAAATATTGGCATTAGGGAAACACCAAAGCTGATGCGAAAAGAATCTTTAGAAGTTGTTCGTTGATTAATGGGCCTCTA